GATTGGGTAAAGCTGGGCAAAGCTGCAATCGCAACAGACCGTCTATCCGGCTACCAGACAGGTTCACCCTACAGGGATTACATCATCCTTTGCAGCGTGTATGTTGATAACCGACACGACACAGAAAAAAGATTGTTGCAAACCTTCAGGAAACATGCTACAGAATATAAAGGTGAGTGGTTCAAGATACCTCACGGTGAGGCGATTGACCTACTCGAAGAAGGTTCCCATGACGGTGGGATCGCATAGTGACTGAATAACCCCTATGGGAGTAGCGGGGGTAAGGTATGCACGGGGAGTGGTTCTCCTGCTCAACCAGCAAACGTGTAGTTCAGGTGAATGTTTTAGACAGCTACTAGCCTGATGTGGGTATTAGTCAAATCCCACCTATGCACTTTATAAGGAGTTAGACATGAGATATATGGTTGACTTACCGGACGGTTGGAAGTATGGTTTCCCAAAGGCGTTGCCCAAAGATGCAGTCATGTATTACGGTGGCAATGATTACGGCGTGAAGAAAGAGTTTAGCATTAAGGGATGGGCTATCTCCGAAGGATACCCGGAAGAAAAGATAGATAACTTGGGTGAGCATTTTTATTATAGGCAGTGGACAGAAAATGAGTGATTTTGAAATAGAAAATGAAAAACGCAAAGCACGTATGTTTGTTGATTCAACAGCGGCAATTATGGTTGTTGAAGATTATGTTACTGAAGAAAAATGTAACGAAATAATAAAAATGGCAGATGACTATATAGGGGATTCCTCAATATATACCGAAGATATTATGAAAAAAACTGTGGTGGATAATACTTTTTATAGACAAGACTTGCAGTTGTTTCTTCCGTTTGGATTTTCTCCAAGATACCCTTTCAATCTTTTTACATATACTCAGGAAATGTGTTTCTACGCAACTCATTTATATGGTAAAGTATTTCACGCCGCAGTTGAATACCTAAAACCTATTGCAAGAACAGCTAAACTACAGAAAACAATTACACATACAAAAGGTTTTTCAAACTGGCACATAGAACAAAGCTATGGAGATATGGCTGACCGGTCTTTAGTCTGGATGCTATACCTTAACGATGTAGAACAAGGTGGCACAACAGAGTTTTTGTATCAGGGCGTAACAATTAAACCCAAAGCAGGAACTTTTGTTCTTTGGCCAGCTGGAGTTACACATCCTCATAGGGGAAACCCACCTTACTCTAATGATAAATATATATTGACTGGTTGGTTACATGCACCTACTCATACAGAAAAAGCGTATACTGACTATGTTTATGAAAACATGAATAACTATAACTTTGACCACATACTAACTTTTGATATGCCGGATGTAGAATAGACACGATAACAATTAAAAGGTATCTGATAAGATGAAACTCGAGGTAACAGAATACATCGAACACGATGACGGTAGCGCAACGATGCACGTGGAGATGGATGACGATGCAAAGCGTATTATGATTGCAGAGGGCTTGGTTGCTGTGCTAAAACGGTCTCTGCAATACCTTGAGGACGACTTTGAGTTTGAGGAAATCGATGCTAGAAATACAGATAACTCCTGACCACATATCCCGTGCCAAAAAGAAAACTGCCTCTGTAGGCATACTACAGGGCAGCATCACGGGTGGACTCAGCAACGTTGTTGGGGCAATCGGTGAAATCATCGTTGCCGACCTGACGGGAGCATCCGAATCCAACACCCACAACTACGACCTCATAGAGAACGGCAAGCGTGTCGATGTGAAGACCAAACGGTGCAACACTCCACCTCTTCCCAACTACGACTGCTCTGTAGCAGCACACGGAACAAAGCAAGACTGTGACGAATACGTCTTTGTCCGTATCCTGTGTGACATGTCCCGGGCATGGATCTTGGGACGTGTTGGCAAGGAACAATTCTTTGAGAAGGCAACCAGACACAGCCGGGGGGATGTGGATCCGGCTAACGGCTTTGTATTCAAGGCTGATTGTTACAACCTGCCCATCCGCAACCTAGAGCCTGTATCAGATGCCCAAGCTACGCAAAGCTAAACTATTCCAGATGGAAGTTAACCTGCTCGATAATGGCAACGTAGAGATGTTGCTTGAATCAGCCGACCCGGAAGAGTTGCTGCGGATTGTCGATAGTCAGCTACCCGAATATGACGGGGGACACAACCTAGCATCGCTGCTGCGCTACCTGAAACGAACGGGAGACGACATCTTGGAACGATCAGGACAGTTCGTTCACTGAGGACAAAAGAAAACCCCGGCAACTTGGCCGGGGCTTTTTGTAGGGGGGGTGTGGTTATTTTTTCTTCTTGATCATGCCACCGTATGCCATCTTGCCCTTACCATCGGCAGCAAAGAACGGAACTTTCTTGCCCTCTTTTTCCACCATCTTCAGGCTACCGCCCATCTTCATTCCGGGCTTGCGGACGTTGCCGCCATAGGCCATTCCCGGACGTTGGCCGTTATAGTAGGTTTTCATCATAGCTAACTCCCTTATTGCGTTGCCCTACCTAAAGTTAACACCAGTCCTTTGGCTCCCCAGTATTCCCGTGCAGAATCTACAGTATCTACCTTTGTATCGTCCAAATAATCCACATGGGGAGCCAGTGCAATCATAACCTTCTCTGCAAAAATCCTTGCACGTGCGGGGGTCACGATATCAGGATCCTCAAACATGTCGTATACTATTTTTGCTACGTCAGGATCTTTTAAGATCACCTTCATCATCCTATCTTGTGACATAGCAGCGTAGCGAATAGCCACTTCTCCAGCAACGTATTCCTTACTAACCATGTCACGAGCAATGTTGAACGCTTTGGAAAGAGCCTGATCCAAGCTAAATCCCTTTGTCAACTGTTGCAAATTTCCGCCACTCTTTTTTAACTCAGCAGATTGAATACGGAGCATATACCTGTGCGCGGCGTAGAGGGCATCTTCAGACTCCTGAGAGACACCAGCTGCATCCAGTAGCTTCCTGAAGTTCTGACCCTGTAGGCTTACCCCTGTCTGTGCGTCATCCAAAAGTTCAAAGGACAAATCAGGCCGGGACATTGTTTCCACTGGGATTTCGGATCCGTTAAACATTGGGCGTGTTTTGCCTGTTGATTTTGTCTGAGATATCTCACGAAGAACAGATGTTACAAGTGACTGTAACATTTCCTGACGCATTGCAGGATCAGGGATTTGTTCCTCTGTTTTCCGGAGGAAGGAAATCATGGAGTTGGCATTGTCACCGTCAATGACTTGCTTGAAAAAAGCCATCGGGCTAGTAGAGTTAGCATAATCTAAAAGTGTTTTCAGCTGTTCTTTTTCAAGTCTAACTACATCTTCTAGGCGTTTGCCCGTTTCTTCTGTAGTTTTTACTGCCGTGTCCACCAACTCCTGATGAACTCGTCTGTATTCCGAAACAGAGTTTACGATGTTGGTGATTTCTCTTTCCGTTATCATAATCTCGTTCATGTCAACAAGTGTTCTGACTGTCGTATTACCGTCTTTATCCGCTACTGTAACTATGAAATTGTCCTCTATTGCTTCAGCAAACTCGACAAAGTTTTTGTATTGATTAGGCACAGGAATTTTTCTTGGCATACTTTCCGTCTTCAGGATAGGGTAGAATCCTTCTTGGACAGATTCGGCAAGACCTTTTATCTTGTTATACTCCAAGTATCTGTTCTTGAGTGCTGTCTCTATAAGACTACTCAGAATTTCAAACGTTGTCTCGTCCATTACAGGAGAAACCACACGTGCTAAATCCTCTGTTTCAGGAACAACAAATTTACCATCTGCTGTTTTGGTCAGGATTTGATCCGGCAGTGTCTTAGACACCGGAGCAAAGGTCATATTCAGGGATTGCATAACCCGGCGTATTGTCTCTGGGGAATCTGCTTTGGGATTTACAACCGCGTCTACAAGTGGTTTCAGAAGAGCAGATATGTTTTTATTCGTAAGTTGGACTACTTCACCGTCTCCCACAACAACAGAGAAGCCACCTGAAGAAGACAGCCCCTTCTGTATCTGGTAGCCCAAAGTTCCCTCATCAAACCTCTGAGCCTCGAGACGTGCCAGCGTTCTTGCCCGGGCAAGTTGATTGTAGGCATCTACGTTCAGCCCCTGACCCCACTCTTCCAGAGTATCGTCAATGTTGCTTCGTAGCACTGCACCCAAACGCTTCTTTCTTTCATCCGAAGACTTGGAAAGTTTGTTTGCCCCCTGTCTCAACAGTTCCATATCGTAGGGGGACGCAATAAAGTGTAGAGTGCTAGGGTTGAATATGCCAGAGAATGTCTCGTCTTGCATCAACCTCAAGGCAAGCTGGGCATCAGATATAGACTCCCCGCCCTTTCCTGACAAGCCCATCTGATCCATAGCATTTCGATCAGGGCCTATGTAGTCGTTCTTAAACCACCGAATTGCTTCCGCCCCTGTTGCAAATGGCTGGTTCGCAACCTCACCTACTGCTTCCAGTAGTTGTGGATTGTTATCCAGCAACTGCTCCATACCGGCTCGTGCGCCTTTATTCAAGGAATCGAGCATACGTTTCCCGGCGGGACCTGCCATAGCTTCCATGTCTGCAGGATTGAGCAGCCGTGCTATGTTGGCGGTGTCTTCATACTCCTGCAGAAGCCTGACTAAGCCGATGGCTGTAGGGTTAAACACAACGTTTTTTTCAGTTGGAATTTCTGCGTAGGCAGCTTTAACGACAGCTTCAGAATTAGCTGTGGCTACGTTTAAGAGAGCAACCATTTTATCGCTGGCGTTCTCCAACACTTCTGCAGCGGTGCTGGGAAGGCGAGAATACTCTTCTGCTTTAGCTATTGACCTGTGTAGACTTCCGATCAACTCCTCTACTTCATCCGCCAGCTTTTCCATTGTTGCAACATCTGCAGGGACAAGTTTAGATATTTTAGATTCAACGACACCGGATACATTGTCTTGCAGTTCAACAGTGCCATATTTTCCGTCTACATACTGCCGATACCTGCTGTCTGCACGTCTAGTAAACTCAATTAAATCCCTGACATACCCCCTAGTCTTGAAGGCTTCCTTTGTGTAGCTGGGGTTAAGAGGATCTGACAACGCTTCTAAAACTTGTTTGCCATAACGGAGGTCAGCCTCGAGTTGCTTACCCAGTTCAAGTATACCATTATCTCGTGCCTTTTCCAGAGTGGTAGCCATCTGCTTCAAGTTGTCGAGAGCCATAGCAGCCGCAGGATCTGCCCCCTCTTCCATCCGCATGACAGTCCGATTTATCATATCAATCCCAGCAGTCATGCCTGCCAGTCTCTCCTCTGACTGAACTTGCAATTTCATAGCGTCTTGAATTTTCCGACCCATGCGCTGTATTTGTCTACTACTAAACTGCTGATCAGACAGTCGCGCACTATGTGCTATTGCTACTATAGTATTGAAGCCTGCTGCTTCCCCTACAGTTAGCGACAAGGCTTTTGTAAGTTCTGTACGATACTCCACCGGAACAGAGTTTACTATCGTAGCTATATCGTTAAATGATTTGTCAAATTCCTCCAGCAATATGTCTCGCGTACGATGATCAGCCACAGAGAGTATGCCTTTTGCGAATCTATCTATAGCCTTCAACTCTGATGCACTAAACCGCGCACGCTCTTCTTTGCTTAGACGGAGAGCATTTCTAAGGCTGGGATTTACTAGATAACCCTGCAAGTGCGCCTTTCTGAGGGCGGGAACTACTTCTGCAACGGAAGAAACGGTATCTTCTATAAAGAGGCGTGTCTTAAATGCAAGTGTGCTTGCTACAGGAGGTCCCGGAAAGGCCAGATTGTAAGCACCTTTCAGAGTCATCCCACTCAGATATGCGCCCACACCCAGCAACTCTCCCATTGGCTCCCCCCCTGCTAAATTTCGACCTCCCACCTGCATGAGAGCAAGAGGAACATCAACACGAGGATCGAACCCAAAGTTCACAAGACCAGTCGTAAGACCACGCATAAGGCGAGCGTTTTGCTTTGCTATCGCGGTGTCTAGCTGAAGACCTATCCTAGCCTGTGATGCCGCATCTGATGTAGCATTGAGTTGCGATTTTAGTGCCGCTATCTCAGCCCGTGCAGCTTGGGTGTTGGGTATGATAATATTTTCTGCCCCCTCTTTACCGGGGACAAGTCTTTTAGTTTGTGCTTGTCGGCTAACCAGATCAATCAAACGTTTCTCACGTGCCTTCCGAAACAAATACGCACTGGTTTCATTGCGGATTAGTTGATCAACAGCAACACCAACAGGGACACCTGTGGCATAGGACTTCTCCATAGCCTCCCGCACCAATGTAGCGGTTGATTGAATATTAGGGGGAATGTCTTTTCCAAAACTTTTTCGTACGTGCCTGTTAATTGTCCTAGCGGCGTTGGTGGGGGTGCGATACATGCTTTTTAAAGCCGCGAAGGTAAGCACATTCTCACTTACTACTGTAGATACCTTCTCCATAAAAGAGGCATCATTGAACAGCTCTTCCATATAGTCGTTAGCAAACTGCTCACTTACGAAGTTCTCCTTATATACTTCAACTTCTCTTTCGCCAGAGACTTGCGTTGCTGGCATAGTAACGGTTGTTTTTTCTCCCAAGCCTCTTTTATTAAACTCTTCTTCTCCTAGAGCGTTTTTCAGGTAGTCACGAATCATGTCGTTGACTATCTCATATCTGGTAGGTATCAAAGTTGAAGAGCGAAACTTGGCAAACTCTGTTCTTTTTTCTTCTTCGGATAGAGTATCAGCACCTTCTGTGGTGTAGGCTGTATACAAATTGGGAACAACATTACGCAAAAACATCTCTACTGTGCCAGCAGTCATACCCAGCCTGTCCAACGTAAGCTGGGCAATACTTGCATCAGAGGAAGCGAGGAGAGCCTCCTTAACAATGTCGCTTTCTGGGGCATCCGGGCGGCTGTCCAACCACGGCTTAAGTTTAGCGGCAGACTCCACTACATCCTGTATTCCGAAAGGGGAAATACCTGACCCACCAGAGCCTCTCATGGGCAGAGCCTCCGTCAGGGCCTTCATTTCCGGGGAAAGAATTACCTCTCCCGTTTCCGGATCGAACGGGGCTAAACCTGTATCAACAGGCATGGCACTAAAATTAGGGCTGTCACGAGTAACATCCGCAAATTCTGCGTAAGCGTCTTCGAGCATGACTGTTTCGTCAGGAGACAGAGCAGCGTTAGATAGCTGTTTCTGGCGGATGTTCTTAAGTGCATCTAGCTTTGCGGAATCAAACAAATCATAGTCCGCAGTAAAATTGAGATCCCGATTGCCCTCCAAACCTTCATTGAACGCTGCTCTAGTCCGTTCTTCGACATACTTAAGTTTGTCTTCATAAGACATCTGCATATCTGGCTGTAATTGTGCAAATACTTCAGGAGCAGTAATAAGCGGCTGCTTCTCCCTTTCCTTTGACTTTTCCACTAGTGTCGCAGTAGGCCCTGATACGTTGTAGGTGTAGCCTGAAACAGTTTTGTATTGCTGAGTCATCGTGATATACTTCCCGCCTGTATAGCTTGTCGAATCTCAATGTTTGTCAGTGGTTTCCCGGTTCCGGCATGGACATACAGAGGCATACCGGACATCATAGCCACAGTGTCTCCGCTGCCATCCAGTGTGTATCTTCTGATTTCTTTTATAGTTCTGTCAGGATTTGGAACACCGCGAATATTTGCTATCAGATAAAACTCACCAAACTGTGACTTTCTTTCAAGTGACCTCAAATCCCCTGCTTCATCCAACAGGTCTAGATAAGTCTTCAGATCTCGAACCCCCTGCATGTTATTACGAACTTGAGAAACATGTTTCAACGCACGTATTCTCTGCAAGGTGGCTTTCTTGGGAACGCGAATACTCCCGCTTCTAACTCCCACCTGCAGCACTTCTCCAGCAAAATTGCCTGTCTCTTGAACAGAATCCCGAAGCTGGGTCATAACAGCCCGTCTTGTTTGGCCTGTCTTGAAAAACCCTGCACTAACAGCATCCAAAGCAGCTTGAAAATCTCGTTCAGATATTCGCCCACTTGGGTCAAGAGTTTTAGCGTATTTATATGCAATACCCACCATAAGAGCCGCTAACTCAGCCTGCTCTTGGGCCTGCTTTCCTCGAATACCCACAACTCTTCTGGTATCAAACCTGTCAGTAAACGCTTTAGCACGTGTCGCAATCCGCTGTTTTTCTTGGGCTACTGAACGACCCTCAGTAGTTCTCACGTCATCGTCTAATACTACACCAGCAAGAACATCAGAGAGTTCCTGTCCCCCGTTTATAATAGCGTCAACAAGGTTTCCGGGAAGCAAGAAGAACTCCGAAAAGTTTGCCCTAAAAGCGTTGGTGAACTCTGAACCTGCCCCTAAGTTTTCTACTTTGGAAAGAGCATTGTTCATTGCGCTTACAAATTCCAGAGAGTTCTGTCTCTGTTTTTCCAATTCTTTCAAATCAAATTCCCGACCTGTTAAGTCAGCCAACAAATTATCATACTGATCTTTTGTTAAACCCAAGTTGTATCCTGTAGGTTTATATTCAGCGGGCAGGCTGTCATCCATATTAAGAGCAAGAACGCTCAGTGTATCATTAAAGTTGGCGATACCTGTCCGCCCTAGCGTGTATGCAACTTGAGCGTATTCTTGATTGCTACGAAGAACATTGTCGGGGTTATATATAGGCCCAAACACTCCCATGTTGTATATGGTATTTACGGCAGCAAATTTGGTAAACGGGTTTCTAGAATTTGGGTTGGTCAACCGCATAGCATTGGAGTTATTACCGATCAACTGCGCTGGCGTTTTACCCTGTGCTTTTGCAAGTTGAGTCAGCTCCGGAGTTGCTTGTGCAACAACTGTAGGAGTCAGTTTAACCTGATCTTCAGGAAGCGGAACTGAACCCTCTGGAGAAGTTTGAGGCGGAAGAGACGACATTCCGTTTTCATCACCTTCTCCCAGAGGTGCTGCATTGTATCTATCAACAAGCAACTTTTCAAAAAACGGAAGGTTTTGATACAACGTAGAATATGTGGCTGCATAATCTTGAGCAGGCTTGGGTTCAAGCTGTTGCCCACCTGCCCCAGTTTTACCCCTAGTATCGTCCACGTATACCATCTGCATAGCCCGTGCGATATCTTTCTGGAACGTGCTTTGCTCAGACAAAGTGAGACCCTCGTAGAAGGTCTGCAGGTCCTGATCTGGCATCCGTTCAAACTGTGCCAGAAAATCTGCGCCTGTATCGGGCTGGGAAGGTAGGTTCTGGCCACCAAGTGTGTAGGTATCTTTATCGGCTTGATCAACGCTCTCTGCCATACCCTGTAGAGTTACAAGCATACTGGTCGCTTTTTCTATTTCTTGTTCTGACCTGCCTCGCTTTATCATAATAGCTTCCATCTCATCAACGGTAATACCTGCGAGAATACCTGAAGCAAGTCGTTTTTTAGCGGCTGGTCCTTCTGCACTTTCCCCTGCTTTTGTTACAAAGTCTAGAGCATCTTTAAGGATAGGAACAAACCCCTTTTCTGGATCTTTAGTGAAGGTAGTCAACGCTACCTGTAGACTTAGCAAATCAGCAGATGCCTTCATATCTCCCGCATCAGCGTAAGGTTGTATACTTGCTATCATACCATTAACGTTCTCTAAAAGGGAAGTATACCTCTCTGTATCCTTGTCTGAAAGGTCTTCCTGTCTTGCCTGTTTTACTCTTTCTTCTAGATTACTAAAGAACGATTCAGTCAAAGGGGACTGATATGGCTTCTGATGATCAGCAATTATAGAAAGAGCCTGATGCATGAAGCTGCCTTCTTTATACGCTTTTAAGTTAGCCTGCGCTTTAAGTTTGTCATTTCCCACATCTTTCAGAACAGCACGATCTACCTCAGAAAGGGTTGTTGTAGCATAAGCAGATGCTATCATTCCAAAAGGTGTCTTCAAGGCATCTTTGTTATTGGGGTTTTCCGTCCAATCTCTTGCGCTTTGCGGATACTTCTGAAATGTGTCCAGCAACTTTGTTTGGACATTCGTAAAATCGCTGCCATCCATAGCCTTTATCAAAATTGCCTGTTGATTTTGCGGATCAAGGTTAGGAAACAAGCCACTTTGCAGAGCAAGTGTCGCACTAGCAGGATTAGCAGTTGCCACGCCCATAAAATTTGAAAGCGAAGTTTTACCTGCCTCATACTTTCTGGCTTCCTCTTTCTCTTTTGCTTCCGCAGCTAATTTAGCTTGTGCCTGTCTACCCAGCTGTGCAGCTTCCTGAACATCGGCAAACCCTCTGGCTGCACCTACCAACAACGATAAATCCATTAGCTTGCACTCCTATCTTCCATAAAGCCCTGCTGTTCATCTTCCATCTCAGGCTCCATATCCATACCATTCGACATAGACTCCTCGTAGGCATCTAGGCCCATTCGGACACCCCTGTTAAGTTCCTCACGAATACGATTGAACATCTGCGGATTGTTTGTTTTCATAAGACGGAAGTAGGTAACGTCATCCATCCGTTCGCTTTCGGTGGGATCTTCCTTCTCGAACATGCGGTAGGGAATATCCATCTCTTCTGCAACATACGCAATATACATGGCAAGAGGACCTTTTGCAATAAGCCCCGCATCCAAGCTAAACTTGCCGTTTTGGAAACCATCCATAACCCACGTCTCTACAAGATGCTCAACAGACACGCCAGCAAGAAGTAGCTTCATCATTTCTTCGCGGAATACCTCGTCATCTTCTATACGGTTGGTAGCCTCTTCCAAGATGACATCCACGTCAACTTCCTGTGGAGGGTTGCCCCACGGCCAGTTGGCATTGTCGGTTGTCAGGGAGATACCCGGGGGAGCCGCAGCAAAGTCGTCCCGTGCATCAACACTGCCGGGGCGGATGTTCTGTTTATTAGGTCCTTTAAACATAGTTTACCCTACCTTTGTTGTCGTGGTAAGTGACATAGGTTTTGGAGAAAGTTTTATAGTGGCATCTTCCAGCTTTACAGTGGGCTTGATGGAAGCCAGTTTACTTGTCCGACCCGGCCTAAAGTTACGCTCCTGCAGGATTCGCAGATTAGCATCTTTAGCTTGCTTCTCAGCAAAGTATCGTGCTGCTGCCTGAATATTGGGGGACCGCAAACCAACGGGGGCCTGCATCTCTTGAAGACGGGGAGCAGACCCACGAATACGGGAGTCTAGGTCGATACGGCGAGGGGCAAACCCCCGGCTATCGTCTTTTACTTTGTCCAAGAACGGTGATGCAAGTTTACCAAGATCGGATACAAATTCAAACGAGTCTTCAAAAAACTTACCTACAGATTTAAACAAGCCAAAGGATTCAAACATACTAATCTTTCCTTACTTACCAAGAAGCAATAATACGCATAACAGAAGAGGCTAGGTCTGTCTTCTGCTGCTTCGTATACGCTTTTTCATTTGCAGATATTTCCAACGCAGCAAGGGCCATCTCGTGCTGTCGATTCATAGCACTTTCAGATGCTGAGAAGTTAAACGTGGCGTTGTCCCGGTATTGTTGCCAAAGCTGATTTAGGGCTGTCTGACTGGCATTGAACCTGTTTTGGACATTGATGCGGTTTGCCTCATTCAGGGTAGCTGTGTTCGCTGTGTTGATTTGCCTACGCCACTGAACATTCGACTGGTTAATTACGCTGCTCATGTTGGCGTTGAATTTTTCACGCTGGTCAGCCATGCTTGCGTTGAACTCAGCGTAGGCGTTTTCCTGACTTACGTTGAACTGGCGAATAGCTACATCCCGATTGATGTTTGCCTGATCTACCTGCACCCCCAGCTGTGCAAAGAACTCCTCGACCTGCAACTCATTCTTCGCGTTGAACTCACGCCGCGCATTTTCTGCTGCAGCGTCCTTAAAAGCAGCCTGTGTTAGTGCGCTGTATTTCAGGGTGTTTGCCTGTTGTTCGGCATCCAACTCTTTCAAGTCCACACTCAGCAACGCCTGTGCGTTAGATATAGCAGCCCGTGTCCGTGCATCTGCGTTCTGACGATCCATCGTGGCAACCTGCAAGGCGTTCTGGAGAGCAGCCTGCTGCTGATTATCCAAGTTTCGCAACTGGATTGCGGCATACATCTGAGCATCTTGGGAGGCAATCGTGATGCCTGATTCCATTACAGCTTGTGTGATAGCCGCTGCTGCCATAGAGGATTGGCCCAAACCACGTTGCTGCATAATTGCGGATGCTTTACGAACAGTGGGAGAGGCCCAAGCAGGCAAGGGCTTACCGTCTTGGATGCCCTCAAACAAGCTGGACAGCTGATACTGCACAGTTGCCCGTTCGTCAAGTTGTTGAGTAGCCGCTTCAGCAAAGGCTTGATCGGACAGAGCCTGACTGGAGACGGCTTCAACATCAATCAAGTCATTCACAGAAAGAGTTGACTTTGCTCCAGATAACTCATAGTTCTCAATAACATTAGCAGCCTTCTCAGTAGCAATTACCTGTCCCAAATCGGGGGTAACCTCTGGCTGCTGAACGGCTGCTATCTGGGTAGTATCTACTGTCTTAGGAGTAACGGTGGGAGCCTGCTCCTGCAACATCGTGCCTTCAGGAGTAAGCATCTCTTCCTGCTGGGGCTGTTGCAAAAATGCGGTTGTCTGTGTGCCGGGACCTAGTGCTTGTTTGGCAAGTTCCGTAGACGTAGTTTCAGCAACTTCGCTAGGGGTCATAGTTTCGTTAATTATAGGCTCAACTAAAGAGGGCTGTTGTCCCTGAGTCTGCTGCTGGTCTTCTTCTGCCATCTACCTATTCCCTTCTTAACGCCCGGTCTAGCTTATCTTCTAGCCTGTGCAGGGCTTCCATTAGTCTATCCATGTCGTCCCTCAATTCTGTCTTCGTTGCGTAATCTTCCCGCGTCCGATTGAGGAGTATCTCAAGACGCTTGACTTCCCGGGAAAGCGTCCCGGCCCACCATGCACCACCTGCAAGGACTACGCCGATGAGAGTATCGAGTAGGCTGGACATCTCCATCGGTTACCCCTTCTCCGGCCAAGTTACATTGTTCCATTCATAACCGCCATTTTCTTCTGACCACACCATAGAGGCACTAGAAGAAGATGTCTTTAAATTTTCAAGGGCTGCAGTGTAATCCGCATCGGTTTCTTCGCTTTTCATCACATCTACTACATCTGCCAAAATATCCTGACACTCCTGCCCTGTTATGTCAGCGGGACTTTGATATGGCTGTATAGTTCCGTAGTCTCCATTCAGGGCGTTTGTCCGCAATTCTATGGAGTGCAGCTGAACTTCTTCGTCTGAGGAACACAGAAAATCAACTTCTTCAGTGCTGCCCTCAAAGGTAACTTTAATTATGACCGAATTTTGAGAGGTGTCACCCCAGCGAGGAGAGTTAGGATTTGAGTAGTTAAGTCTATATGGTTCCATAATCAAGCCCCATTGTCAGCTGAAAGGAAGTCAAGCA